TCAGCAGCTCAATTCTCTATCGCTCAATATGCGTCTGCTGTTACCATCTCTGGCTTGGAAATGTTGCAAAACAGTTCTAAAGAGGCAATCATTGACTTGTTAGAAGGTCGTGTACAAGTTGCTGAAGGTCAATTGATGAATCGTATCCAAACTGACATCTACGGTGACGGTACTGGTAACGGTGGTAAAAACTTAACTGGTTTGGCTGCTGCTGTTGCAGATAGTCCATCTACTGGTGTTTACGGTGGTATTAACCGTGCAACATGGTCATTCTGGCAAAACCAAGCTTTCTCTGGCGTAACCAATGGCGGTGCTGCTGTTTCTGCTGCTAACATTCAATCTTACATGACTCAACTAGCTATTAAATTAGTTCGTGGTCAAGATAAGGCTGATTTGATTGTAGCTGACAACAACTACTACTCACTATATGTAAACTCATTGCAAGCTATCCAACGCGTAACTTCAGTTGATGAAGGCGCTGCTGGTTTCGCATCATTGAAATTCTACGGTGGTGGTACATCTGCCGATGTAGTTTTAGGTGGTGGTATTGGTTCTCAAGCAACTGCAAACCACATGTGGTTCTTGAACACTAACTACATCTACTTCCGTCCTCATACAGACCGTAACTTTGCCCCTATCGGTGGCGAGCGTCAATCTGTAAACCAAGACGCTGTAGTTAAACTAATCGGTTGGGCTGGTAACTTAACTAGCTCTGGTCCACAATTCAGTGGCGTTCTTAAGGCTTAAGGGGAAATAACATGGCATATTCAGTAACCCCACTTGCTGGGATTGATTTAGTTGACACCGTAACAGCAGTAGAAATTGCTGCTGGCTCACCTGTAAACGCTTTACTTGGTACTCAAGTATGGGGTTCAGACGGTCGTCGTTATGTTTTTGCAAAAGCAAGTGATTCTATTGCAGCATCAGATACAACTTGCTCTATAGATGCAACTACATTTGCAGCAACTAATGTTGGCGGTACATACGATTCACCAGCAACAGCAATGGTTGTTGGCGATTACGGTTGGTTCAGCGAAGCATCAGTGTAATCTAAAAGACTCTCACCTCTTCGGAGGTGGGTTTCTAGGTAGTTTTCATTTCGAGAGCTATCTACAAACCCCAAACCACTTTGGAGATTCAAATGCAATACAACACAGATGTAAATAACCCCGATTCACGATTAAATGTGAAGTTTTATCAACGAGCAATAAGTAACGAGTTTAAGAGTGCTTTAGAAGGCCGTCCTATCATGGAGATGGCAGACTTTATCTTAATAGAAGTTCCAGGCAACACTCACACAGTAATTGACACCTTTGCAGCAGCAGAACACAAAGAGCGCTTCCCTATACAATGGGCAAGGTATCAGAACGAGAAAACAGATGGCGATATTGAAGGCACATTGCTTCACGATTGGCCAGTTTTAAATGCAGCTTCAGCGGCAGAGTTAAAACACTTTAAATTTTACACAGTAGAGCAAGTAGCACAAGCGTCTGACGCTCAATTAGGTGCAATGGGTATGGCAGCAGGTATGTCACCACTAGCTCTGCGTGACAAGGCAAAAGCTTTCTTATCTAGCGCCAAAGGCACAGCATTAGTTCAACAACAAGCAGACGAGCTTCGTAAGCGTGATGAAGAGCTATCAGCAGTCAAGGCTCAACTAGCAGAGTTAGCACAAAAAATGAATCAACCTAAAGCTGCGCCTAAAAAGGCTAAAGCAGAGGAATTAGAGGAATAATATGGCAACAACTCTCTTGCAATTAGTGCAACAAGCATCAGCCGAGATGGGCTTGGCTATCCCCAATGCGGTGGTAGGCAATACAGCGGCAGATGTTACCCAACTTTATTATTTAATTAATGCGGCAGGTAACGAAGTTGCGAGAGAGTACCCATGGGAAGCTCTAAACACAGAATACGATTGGTATTCACAATACTCTGAATCAGATGGTGCTATCGTGTATGGCGCTACCGTCATTACAGGTGTTGATCCTGCTACTGTAGCGTTTATCAATGCGGCTGGCGCAACTAACTTCCAAGTGCAAGGTGAAGGTGTCATTCAAAGCACTGCTGTGGTGTCTGCTACTGGAACTACCGTTACAATCAATAGTGCTGCAACTAGCGATGGTTCAGGCAATTATGTATTTGGTCAAGTTATGTATGACTTGCCTACAGGCTTTGACCGTATTACTGATCGTACACAATACGACAAATCTAAACGCTGGGAGATGTTAGGCCCTGAAACACCACAACAATGGCAATGGCTCAAGTCTAGCTACATTTCAACTGGCCCTCGTATTCGTTGGCGTATCATGGGTCAGAAGTTTCAAATATGGCCACTTACATCTACTAACGAATACTTAAGCTTTGAGTACATCTCAACAAACTGGGCAACATCTGCTACAGGCACAACTCAAGCGCAATTCTTTGCTGATACTGACACTTGTATTTACCCAAACCGTTTAATGGTTTTGGCGCTCAAAAAGAAATACTTTGAAATAAAAGGTTTTGATACATCATCATTCCAGCGTGATTATGATATGCAACTTAACATCGCTAAAGCTAACGATGCAGGTTCTGCTACACTATCACTAGCACCAAGAACAGCCAATGTCCTAATTGGTTGGGAGAACATTCCAGACGCTAACTACGGAGCTTAATAATGGCTAGAGCTAAAAGAGCTGTATCACAGCCAGTATCATTACCAGCACCAGTGGGTGGATGGAACGCTAGAGATGCGTTGCCAGCAATGGCCCCATCCGATGCAGTTGTATTAAATAACTGGTTTCCAGCTACAACAGAATGTGTAATGCGTAAAGGTTACACAAAACACGCAACAGGTATCACAGGCCAAGTAGAAACCATCATGGCATACTCTGGAGGCGCTACAGACAAGTTATTTGCTATCGCTGGTGGCAGTGTATACGATGTAACATCTACAGGCGCTGTAGGGGCTGCTGTGTTGACAGGGCTAACTAATTCTAAATGGGGTTATTGCAACATTGCAACCTCTGGTGGCAACTTCTTATCCATGGCTAATGGTGTAGATGCACCTCGTAACTATAACGGCTCTACATGGTCTACACCTGCTATAACAGGTGTTACGGCTACTACATTGCGTGACCCTATCCTATATGCTGAAAGACAATTCTTTATTGAGGATAACAGCCTAAAGGTATGGTATCTACCAGTTGACTCTATTGCTGGTGCTGCCAATGTTGTAGATGTTGCATCATTTATGACTAAAGGTGGTTTCATTGTAGCTCATGGCACATGGACAATTGATGCTGGTAACGGTGTAAACGATCACTATGTAATTATGACTAACAAAGGTCAGATTATCGTGTATCAAGGCATAGACCCTTCATCTATAACAACTTGGTCTATGGTAGGTGTGTGGGATATTGGTGCGCCAGTAGGCCGTAGAAGCCTATACAAATACGCTGGTGATATGCTTATCATCTGCCAAGACGGTGTAGTGCCATTATCAGGTGCTTTGCAATCATCTAGGGTTCAACCTAGAGTAGCGATCACCGACAAAATACAATACGCAATTAGTACGGCTGTTACAGATTACGCTGCTAACTTTGGTTGGCAATTAATGTATGTGCCAACAATTAATCAATTATGGTTGAATGTGCCAATAGAGCAAGGCAACAATCAACAACAATATGTAATGAACACAATTACAGGTTCATGGTGTAACTACACCAACTGGAACGCTAATTGCATGGAGATGTTTGATGATGAGCCTTACTTTGGTGGTAATGGTTATGTTGCTCATGCTTATTACAGTAACACAGACGGTGGCAATAACATTGCAGCGTTTGGCTTACAAGCGTTCAATAACTTTAACAGCGCAGGTACATTAAAACGCTTTACTATGTCACGCCCTATACTAAGGGCTGATGGAGCGCCTTCTGTATACGCTGGTATCAATATAGACTTTGACTTAGCTGACAATTCTACAATCTTAAATTATGTGCCTGTAAATTATGGTGTATGGGATAGCGGAACTTGGGATGCGTCATTGTTTGGTGGTGGTCAAACTGTTTATCAAAACTGGCAAGGTTTAAATGGTGTTGGCTATTATGGCGCACCTGTTGTTAAAACTTTATCAGCACAGCTAAATGTAAGTTGGGTAGGTACTGACATTGTTATTGAGGGCGGTGCAATTCTGTAATGCTAGTCCAAGGCGAATATGTAGCTCGTTGGGTAATGGAAAAGGTAGGCTCTTACACCGAGGGCATGACTGCTCTTGGTTGGGAAATTGATGGTGTTATTGTTGCTGGTACGGCTTTTGAAAACTGGAATGGCAACAATATGTTTGGCCATCAAAGGATAGACTCACCACCGCCTAAAGGCTATTGGCTGACAGTAGTTGATTACATATTTAATCAAGTAAAGGTTAAACGCTTTACGGCTACCGTAGAGGCTGATAACCACAAAGCAATAAGCCTTAACCACAAGATAGGTTTTGTAATAGAAACAACTTTAAAAGACGCAGGTCGTAACGGTGATTTACTTATAATGACCTTATGGCCTGAAAACTGCAAAATGTTAAACTGGAGTAAAAAAAATGCTAGGTAAATTCGTGCAATTAAGATTGCAAGGTGTTCGTGATCCATTTATATCTATGGCCAATGGTAAAGCTAAAGCACCACCAGCTCCTGACTATACTGCTGCGGCTAGAGAAACATCTGCTGGTAACTTAGAGTCTGCAAGGGCTACTGCTGCTGCTAACCGTACTAATCAAGTTACTCCTTACGGCAATTTAACTTACACAGCCAACCCAGGCACTGATCCATACGGCAATACTTTGTATACAGCCACACAAACATTATCTCCAGAGCAACAAAAAATTTACCAGCAAGAAAGTCAACTTAACGAAGGTTTGATGTCTACCGCCAATAAAGGCTTAGATTACGCTAACGAAGTGTTAAGCAAGCCTGGGGTAGATACATCTAAATTGCCATCTTACGGCATTAATCCTGGCGAAACATACTCTGACGCTATTATGCGTAGATTAGCTCCACAAATTGCTCAAGAGAGCGAAATGTCTGACGCTCAACTAGCTAACCAAGGTATTGCTCAAGGCACACAAGCTTATGAGAACGCTAAACGACAATTGGCCATGAGTCAAAATGACCGTCAACTTGGTGCTATTACAAGTGGCATGAATGTAGGTTTAGGTGCTAATCAACAAGCTTTTCAACAACAAGCTTACAATCAAATGCAACCTATCAATGTTATTAACGCATTGCGTACAGGTTCACAAGTGCAAAATCCAAGCTTTGCTGCTACGCCTCAACAAGCCAATACTGGCGGTGCTGATATATTAGGTGCTACACAAGCAGGTTATAACGCTCAACTAGCCGCTACAAACGCTGCTAATGCGTCTAGAGGCGGATTTATGAGTGGGTTAATGGGTTTAGGCGGTGCTGCTTTAATGTCACCAACAGGAACATTCGGATAAGGATTTAATATGAATTTTGCAAAATACTTACCATCAGCATTGCAAGGCTTAGTGCCTAGTCAATCAAGTGGTACGCCTAATCAAATGCCACAAGATGACACAATGATGGAGCTTGAACTAAAGCGCAGAATGAAATTTGCTGATGCTTTGCGTGGTCAAGAAGCGCCTCAAGGTCAAATGGTATCAGGTATATATGTAGCGCCATCAATAACGCAACAACTTGCTGGATTAGCTAATAAATATATTGCTGGGAAAAATGAAGAAAATGCTATTAAACAATATGGTGATTATCAAACAGCGCAAAAAACTAAACGAGCAACTGCTTTAGGTGACCTTATAGAAGGCATGGGTCCAGAAAAAGTTACTACAACAACAGAGCAAGCTGTTAGCAAGCCTTTAGAAATGGGCGCTAATGTCCCAACATCTCCATTTGGAACTACAGATCAAGTTGCTCAAACAGCACCTAGCTTTGGCGGTACAGCACCTCAAAGTTATACTGGTGAAACAACATCTATGCAACCAGTTACATCAACAACAATGCGACCAAGAACGCAACAAGAATTGATGGCTAATATAATTAGATATGGTACTGCTACTGGTGACAGTAAAATAGGTGAGGATTTAGCACTTGGTTTAGCTAAACAAGCATTTACTCCAAAAGAAATTGAATATAAAGATTTAGGTAATCAATTGTTGCCTGTTTACAAAACAACTGGTGAGCCTGTGCCTGGATTAAAACCATTGCCTAAAGGCATGACTCCAGACCAAGAGCAACAAGCTAAATGGGATCAATTCAAATACGCTAATCCATCAGCAACTGATTTAATGCAAAATAAAACATCATTGCGTGGTCAAGACATTACGGTTCGTGGTCAAAATATGACCGACTTGCGATCTAAACAGCAAAATGAAATAAATGCTGGTAAAACAGTATTTGAGCGCACCAATACGCTTCGTAATGACTTTGCTGGCTTGCCTGAAGTTAAATCTTGGAATGTTGTGCAGCCATTGCTTGTATCTGCTAGGGACGCTGCTAAAGATACTACTGGCGGTAGTGATTTGAATTTGATTTACGCTATGGGTAAAGTAATGGACCCAGGCTCTGTGGTTCGTGAAGGTGAATTGCAATTAGCTGGCAACACAGGTTCATTTGGCGAAAAACTTAAAGGTTATTACAAATCTGTTGCGGCTGGTGGTAACTTATCTCCAGCAGTTAAAAAAGATTTATTAAATCAAATTGAAAGCCGTGCTAAAAACCAACAGCAATTATATACAAACACCAAAAATAAATACGGTGAAATTGCTAAACAGTATGGCCTTAATCCTAATGAATTATTTGTTGAAGGCATTACAACTCCACCTACAGCTACAAGCTCACTTCGCTCACAAGCTGATGCAATTTTAGGAAATAAATAATATGGCAAATGCAGATGATTACGCACAATGGATTGTAACTAATCAAGATAAAAAAGGCACACCTGAATTTAATACTGTTGCTCAAGCTTACCAAGAGGCAAAGTCTGAAGGCAGTATGCCTAGTCAAGAAATGCAAGCACCTGTTCGTGGTCCTGCAACACCTAGACAAGAAATAGTAGCTTCTACTGGTGGCAGAGTATTACAAGGTATGCGTGATCCAATAGACGAGGCTGCTGCATTATTGCCTAAAGGTTTACAAGCAATTACATCTTTAGGTGGTTACGCTCCAAATCCAGTAAGTGAATTCTTAGGTTCTGAAGCTGGTCGTGTGCAAGGCATAAACAAGGCAAACGAAGCGGATTATCAAGCAGCTAAACAAGCTACAGGTTTTGAAGGTAGCGATGTATCAAGGTTTGCTGGCAATGTTTTAAGCCCTGCTAATGTGGCTATTGCATCTAAACTTCCAATGGCATTGCGTGGCGTTCAAGCTATAAAAGCTGGTGCAGGTGTTGGTGCTATTGGCGGTGCTTTAACACCATCTGGCGATGTCAATGATGAAAATTATTGGATGAACAAAGCAAAAGAAGTTGGTAAAGGCGCAGCATTTGGCGCTGGTACATCAGGATTGCTTGCAGGTGTAGCAAGAATGGTTAGACCTGAAACTAATCCTATGGCAGCACAATTAATGAAAGAAGGCGTTACACCTACACCAGGTCAAATACTTGGTGGGGTTTATAATACGGTAGAAGAAAAACTACAAAGCTTACCAATTTTAGGTGATGCAATTAGTTATTCAAAACGCAAAACGCAAGAAGAGTTTAATAAAGCGGCTTTAAACCGTGCATTAGAGCCTATTGGGGAAAAAGCAACTCAAGCTGGCCGTGCTGGTGTATTAGAAGTTAAAGAAAAACTAGGCAAAGCCTATGAATCATTGTTGCCTAAAATTTCATTTAAACCTGATCAACAATTTGTACAAGAATTTAACAATTTAAAACAAATGGCAACTGGTCTTGGGCCAAAAGAACAAGCTAAATTTAATTCAATTATTGATGATGTAATGAGCAAAGCTTCTCCTAACGGTTCAATGCTTGGCACAACATTTAAAACTGTTGAGTCAAAATTAAACAAAGAAGCTAAAAACTTTACTAGGTCATCAGATGCTTATCAACAAGAGTTAGGCGGTGCATTAAATGAAGCGTTACGCATATTGCGTGATACTTTGCCTAGGGTAAACCCAGGCTTTTCTGACGAGCTAAAAGCCATTAATACTGGCTATGCTAATTACACTAGGATTCGTCAAGCAGCAAGCTCAACAGCAGCAGGTGCAAGAGAAGGTATGTTTACACCAGCTCAATTAGCTCAAGCCGTAAGAGCGCAAGACACTAGCGCAGGTAAAGGTGCAAGTGCAACAGGTCAGGCTTTAATGCAAGATTTAGCAGAACGAGGCACAAATGTATTGGGGGCAAAAGTTCCTGATTCTGGAACTCCTGGCAGAGCTGCTTTAGCAGGTGGAGGTGTACTTGCTGGAGCTACTGGGACAGCTTTACCTTTAGCGGCTGCTTTAACGGCTAGTACCTTGCCTTATTTAGGAAGAAAAACAGCGGCAGCAGTGCTTACAAAACGCCCAGAATCTGCCAAAAAACTTGCCGAGCTTATAAGGAAAAGTAGCCCTTATATCGCTGGTGCAGCTAATCCTGCGCTGTCTGATAAAGGACAATAGCCATGAGTAAAACGCTACACCTATTAATGTGGTCAATATAGTCATGCTTAATAATACAATAAAATGTAAAAGGAATCAATTATGAGTCGTAACGGTAGTGGTGTATATTCTTTACCAGCAGGTAATCCTGTTGTCACGGGAACGACAATTTCCTCAACTTGGGCTAATGGCACATTAAACGATATAGCGTCTGCTCTTACAGCATCGCTTACATCAGACGGTCAAACTACACCTACGGCTAACTTGCCTATGGGTGGGTATGTGTTGTCGGGTGTAGGATCGGCTACATTACGAACGCAATCAGCTTCAGCAGGTCAGATACAGGACTCCACATTTCAATACTTAACTGGCATTAGTGGTACTAATACAATCGTAGCTACGGCTGCTTTAGGCATGACAGCCTATGCTGCTGGCCAAGTGTTTAGGTTTATATCAGCAGGGGCTAATACAGGCGCTGTAACAATTAACATAAACGCTATTGGTGCTAAAGCTATTACTAAAAATGGCACAGTTGCGCTAGTGGCTGATGACATTGTAGCTAGTTCCGTAATACAAGTAGTTTACGATGGCACGCAGTTTCAGTTACTAAGCGGTGCAGGTGGAGGTGGCGGTGCTACTGGTGGTGGTTCAGATGAAGTGTTTATTGAGAACGACCAAACAGTTACAACAAGCTATTCTATTCCAGCAACTAAAAATGCTATGAGTACAGGGCCAATCACTATTGATTCTGGCGCAACCGTAACCGTTCCTAGCGGCAGTCGTTGGGTAATACTTTAAGAGAGTGCCATGGAATCCCAAAGCTTAATTAACATAGTAATTGGTACGGTTCTTTCGGTTCTAGGCTGGTTTGCTAGACAACTTTGGGATGCCGTCCAAGACCTTAAGCGTGATGTCAAAGCCATTGAGGTTGACTTACCTACAACTTATGTTCGTAAGGAAGACCTAGAGGCTAGACTAGACCGTTTAGAGGCCGTTCTTAACCGTATATTTGAGAAGCTTGACCACAAAGCTGACAAATGAATCAACAACAAAAATTAGAGGCATTGTTTGACAAGTTAGTTGGTCAAAGAATTGAAGAAGTAGGTATTGACAACGATGAGTTTGTAATGTATACAGAGGATGGCACTTGCGTAGTGCTTTTCTCTGATGAGGACTTACAACTATATTATGAGCTTCCTGACAAAACCCACTAAGACGCACTTTGTGTTGCCTGATGTCCAGGCTAAAGATGGTAATGACTTTACATTCCTAACCTGCATAGGTAAATACCTTGTAGACAAAAAGCCTGATGTAATTATATGTATAGGGGACTTCGCTGATATGGAGTCCCTTTCTTCTTATGATGTGGGTAAAAAGTCATTTGAAGGTCGTAGCTACCAAAAAGATATTTTGGCTGCTAGAGAGGCTATGGATGCCCTTCTACAGCCTATATATGACTACAACAATCAAGCTAAAAGTTTTAAGCAAAAGCAATACAAACCTCGCATGGTTTTAACCCTAGGTAATCACGAAGACCGTATTAATCGTGCTATTAACGAGGATAGGAAGCTAGACGGCCTTATCTCCATTGATGACTTGCCTTACCAAGATTGGGAGGTTATCCCTTTCCTAGAAGTGATAGTGATTGACGGTATAGCGTATGCTCACTACTTTACATCGGGTGCTATGGGCAGACCTATTGGCTCTAGTGCAGCATTACTATCTAAAAAGCACATGAGTTGTTTTGCTGGTCATCAACAAGGCAGACAAATCTCTTACGCTATGAAAGCTAACGGCCAAGAGATGACAGCCATTATATGTGGGTCATGTTACGAGCATAATGAGGACTACTTAGGCGCTCAAGGTAACAATCACTTTCGTGGGTGCTATATGCTATACGATGTAGAGGATGGCCGTTTTGACGAATTGCCACTAACACTCAAATATCTTAAGAGTAAGTATGCTTAGCCCTTCGGGGCTTTTTTATTATGATTTTATACCGTATGCGTAAATTAAACGGCAAAAACCTGTGGGATGGTAGGCATACTATTGTCAGGCGTGTAGATAGGACAGCTCGTAAAATTGCCCGTC